TGCTCCACTAGTCGAAGTCATGTAAGCTTGAGGTTGTCCTGATAATAATCCTCCAACTCCAGCTAAACCGAATTGAAGTCTATTATAAGGTTCATATGCAGCCATCTGAGCAGCTTGTGCTTGTGCATCTAGAATAGATTGTTGATAAGAAAGGTCTGCAGCTCCTGCTCCACCTAACGCTTGAATATTAGCTGCAGCTAAACTTGGTTGTAACGAAGCAAGTCCTGCCGCTTGAGCTTGTGCTTGAGCCGCGGCCTGTTGTGCTTGTTGAAACCCTTGTTGTTGTAACTGCGCTTGTAGTAATGCTCTACTTCTATCAGACTCAGATCCATATACAGCTCTTTGTACTCCTTCTCTACCACCACCAAATGCACCAGCAGATATAGCAGATGCAGCTAGTTGAGGAACACCCTTAGCCGCTTGAACATCAAACTCAGATAATGTTGTATCAATAACCTCTTGTTGATATGGAGACATAAATTGTTGGTACGCTTGAGGCCCCATATATTGTGCAGCTTGATTTAAAAATGGTTGGTAACCTGCAACACCAGTTCCTTGACCAACACCTGTTACTGCTCCGGATTCATCAAAAGTTAATTTACCTAATCCCGCTTGTGTTGCTGCAGCTTGTAGTGCTTGTTGTGATAAAACATTTTGTCCTGCAACTTGTGGTGCAAATGCTGATGTGTCTATTTCCTTGGATATAAGACCAGGAACAATAGTTCCATCATCTAGTTTTTTACCTAAAATTAATTCTAGTAATGATTCTCCAGCAGCTTCTAAATAAGGTGCGGGTCTTGATATTGTTGTTGATTCAGCCATTATACTACCATTTTATTTTCTAAAGATTTCATTAGTTTATACATCTTTTGAGCACCTTTGTTAACATTTCCATCACCAGCATTTCTTACTGCATCAGCAGTAAATACAAATTCGTTTTTAGATAACATTGCAGGAACGTCATCTGCCTTTTCTTTTACACCAACTGGAACAAAACCTCCAGTTTTTCTATAGTCTAATTCTGTTATTCCTCCTTCATTTTTTCTTACAGGGACCTCAGAACCCATAGCATATTCAACTCTACCACCATCTTTTTTACCCTTTATACCTAACATTTCTTTAATTTCAATTATAGCGTCTGGATAATCTCCTGGGTTACTTAATACTTTATGTAGATTTTTAAAATCTACATTTTTACCTTCTTCTTTTGCTAAAACTTTAAATAATCTACTATAATCTTTTGAACTAAAACCTGGTATATAATAAGCTATTTCATCCATCTCATCCATATCACCTGTGTCTTCTTCATATTCTGTTAAGGTAATACTTGGAATTCCACTTTTTTCCATCATAGGATCAGAAGATCCAAATGCATATTTGACTCTACCACCATCTTTAAATGCTCCTGCTAGAGATGATGAATAAATATCTTTATAGTTAGCTTTATCTGCTTCATACATTTCTTCTGTATACTCATCCTCATCATCAACTAATCCTGCTTCTTTAGCTAATTTTGCTGCTTCTATATAACTTGCGGCTCCAGCAATGGTTGCACCAATTGCCATTTTATCTATTTCATAATCAATAATTTTACCGTTTTCTCTCACTGGCTTTGTAAATATATCTCTTATAGCTTTTCCACCTAAATCTTTTACAGCTTGAGTTTTTTCTCCAAGGTCTCCTTTTAATATGTCACCGAATAAGTCTGAATATTTAGGTCCAGTGGTGTTAGGTCCAATTTTGTCAAGTGAAGAAATTTGTGAAAAGTCTGCACCTCCTCCTTTAGTAATCTGTTGAGTTGGTGTGTTACCAAACATTTCATATTGACCTAATTTTAAACCTGTGTCAGTTCCAATAGGAGAGGTACCTAAACTTTTAATACCTTCCATAATACCACCAGAAAAATCTGCACCTTCAAATGGATTAATGCCTTTTTGAAAACCTGCTCCACCTAAGAATCTAGCACCTTGACCCAAAGCGTAATTCATTAATCCTGATTTAAGTGAGGAACCTATTCTACCTGTTTGATCAAATCCACCTATACCTGCCATACCTGCTGCAAGTAAGGGGTTAAATGGGGCTACAAAAGGAGCTGCTTTAACTGCAATTTCTGATACTTCATTAGGAATTATTTTTCTAACAAATTTTTTTAATTTACTTCCTAAACCAAAGTTTTCTCTAGGTGTAATATTCATTATACCACCACCTGCTCGTAATTGTCTATTCATCTGCATTCTTGATATTGCCATAGTTTAATAGTTTATAATATAAATAAGCAGGGAATGAAACCTGAAAATGGTTAATTTACAAGGTTTTATTGTTTTCGTCAATATCTTTTAAGGCCAGTAATTCATCAAAGAAACGACCTTTATATTGAAACTCTCCAACGTGACCTATATGCTTATCTATTAAAGCATATACCTTACCTCCCATGTTGGTCCATCTTTGACAGAAACCAAAGTCTTCTCCGAAGAACCTTTTTGTATCTGGTTCATGTAAAGTGTCAAATAAATTATAAAAATTATTTCTTTTTATCTCTTTCCCATTAATAATAGTTGGTTGAAATATCTCTAATTCAGGATGGTTTTTAATCATTTTTGTTATAACATCTCTTTTAATTAACATACATCCAGTTGGGGCATGAGTTACTTCCATAATACCTTTGTCTACTGTTATGTTTTTTCTGTCTTTTACTTTGATAGGATATGCAAGACCATTAGACAATAAATCTTCTTCTTTCTTAACCATTTCTGTTTCGTGCATTCGTTTCCAAACTTTATTAAAATCAAGATTTTTCATAGGGTATGGACAAGAGATTATATCTTTATCAGCCTTTAACATTTTTATGATGGTTTCATAATCAAAGTCTATATCAGAATCTATAAACAAAAGATGCTCATAGTTGTGTGGATGATTTAAAAAATCAGATACACAAAGGTTTCTACCTTGAGTAACTAGTGATGATTTTAACATTGTAAAACTAACTAGTATATTATTTTTAAGACATTGTTGTTGAAACATTAAGACAGATTGACAATAGTGCATGGATACATCACTATGACATGGCGTGCATACCATTACCTTATACTCTGGTTCACTACTTAAATTTATTTCTGTTACGTTACTTTTCTTTATAGTTTGATAAGTATCCTCGTTAAACCATATAGGTTCATTGTTTTGCATTAATTGCTCCTGTTAAAAAGTTAGTCCAAGCTTTACCTTGTTTATCCCAATTGTAAAATTTATTTGTATAATCTATTTGAAATTTAAGATGTGATTGAATATTAGGACTATCCAATGTATCTGCAGCAGCATCTATTACATGTGCAAATTTTTTAGATAAACTTTTATAATCAGTTGAGTAAGGTATATATACTGGAAACTCTGCGCCTGTTTCAAATAATGCACCAAGATTGGTTGTGATACAATATAATCCACCTGCCATACATTCTAGCAAAGATATACAAGACGTTTCTTCAAACGTGCTAGGATACACATACATTCTATAATCTTTAATATGTTTTCTAATATATTCATTAGATTTATATCCTATGTAGTTTACATTTGGTAATGCTTCTGCTTGTTCATAAAGCGTTTGATAATACTTGTCATTCTGTTCATAAAAATCTTTACCATATACCTCTGTAGAAGAATATACATCCAAAGTGATAAGAGGATTTTTTATCAACTGCATCGCACCTAATAAAACATTCAAACCTCTCCAAGGTGTGTTTTGATGTATGATTTTTATAGGATCACCTTTTTTGTATGTAGTTATAATAGGCTCTATATTCTTAATACCATTTTTTATGACTACACATTTTTCTGTAGGTAGATCAAAAGCAATTCTAAATTTTTCAAATGTCCAATGACTGTTAAATACATACCAATCATACTTATAATGATTTGATTGGTCCTTGAACCATGGCGCTAGATTCGGTTGATCGTAAGAATTCTTTTGCCAAAGAATATTAACCTTATTAGGGTCAAGAGGTATTTTTTCTGGTATCGAGGTACAAATAGAAACTTTATCTAGTAAACTTTTGTCTACGTGTTTTTCTAAAAATTCAAATTGTAACTCAGTTCCACCTTTAGGTGTTTGAATCATCATTGTTTTTACTAAATACTTTCTGTAAAGCGTTTAAGCCTTTCGGTGATACTTCAACTTTAATATCTTGTGCAATATGTTCTGCAGTTGTTTCAGTATCTGGATTAGCTATATCCGCGTCTTTCTCTGCTTCATCTTTATAAACTTTATTAGTTCGTGTATTTCTAAGTGTAATAGTTGTAGTACAATCTATTTTTAACAAATCGTCGTTTGACATTTATCCATTCTCCTGTGATCTATCAATTAAAGCATAATTAATTAGACCTTGTATTTTACTACTTCCTGTAGCTGCTGTTACTGTTATAGCATCTCCCGCCTCTAAATTCAACCCTTGAGGTGAAGCATTTACCTGTTCTTTAGCGGCCACATCATCCCTAAAAAATTCATACTCAGTACTAGAATCTGATGAGTCAACAAGATTCATATTTACTAAAATAGCTGATGAAGCATCATTGTTTGCACAATAGATACTTTTAACTATAACTGTTGCATTAGTAGGACACGTAAATACTGTAGTCTTACTTGTGTCAGTTTGTTTAAATCCTTGATTTTTATATTGTATTGTCATGATAAGAAATAATTAAAAGCTTCTTGTTCATTTTTTAATTCTTGTTGAAAAGCAAAATTAAGTTGATTCTTTACAGTATCTAATGCTTCCAATTGTTGACGTTGATTAGAAGGATCATATTCTGGTGTGGGCTCTGGAATATACACATTTATTTTAGCCATTATCTTCTACCATCTGGTCGTGCATCAAGTCTTAGAGTTCCATATCTCCAAGTTTCTCCTGTGCTATCGTTTTCTATTTTTAATGCTACAAGTCTTCCTCTTGCACGGGTATCTATTTTATCAGTAGATGATGTTATTGTAAAGGGTCCAAGGGGTGAACTAGATGCTGTGTCACTTGGATAATTATTTAATACTAAGGTTACTTTTGAATTACCAGTTAATACTTTAAAGTCTGGTATAAATCTTTTGACCGACATAATAAAATCTCCATCACCTTGTAAGTTTGCAATGTTATTAGTATTTGTAATATCGAAATCGCCTGATTGTATAAACGCATCAATAGATGTTGTACCAGAACTATTGACTTGATCAGTTCCTACTTCATGAGAATAGTAAGTAGATGCACCATACTTAGTTGTTATACCTTGTATTGAAAAATTAGGTAAGGCAGATTTATTATATTCAGTTGCATATGGGTGATCAAAAACTCCAGTATCAATATAACTTGTTCTTGTTAGTGAAGATGTAGTCCAAACGTTTTCTGCATAGTTATAAGTAACACATCTATTTATTTGATCTGAACCAAATGCAGGATAAAACCAATTGACTTCATTGTATAAAGTATTGTGCTCTGAGTAAACTAATTGATTAGAGCTTAGGTTAATACCAAGGTTATCTCCAGTTGTTGTAAATACAAAATCTTCTACCAAACAAGGTATTGTTTTAACTGTACCATCAAATACAAAAAAACCTCCTTCACTTGACATCCAAAATACTTTACCATCAGAGTAACTCATTGCGTTTTGACCTATCAAACCACAGTTACTTCCAACCTGTCTAATTGAAAAAGTAAATGGTGGTCCAACAAATTGTAAAACATAAGCAGAAGTATCTGTTAAAACTAATGTGTAGTCCTTACCAGATATTGCTCCCATAATCTCATTACCTTTATCCAATCTAAATGTTCCTGCAGTATTAATTGCAGTAGGTGTATATTCATTTAAGTTTTCTTGATTAGAGAATCTTATAAACATTGGATCTTGTGATGTTGAATCTGAAAGATTTGTTAATGTTCCAAAATGAAAGACATGTCTATCTCTATCAGACACTTGTGTTAGTATAGTAGCAGTTGGATTGTTTGATGTAGAAAAACCAGAAGTAGAAGTAGATGCTCTAATACCCCTTGGACTAGCTGCACCCGCGTTCCAAGTGAATGTTTTACCATTTCTAATAGTTGCAATTAATACTTGACCAAAGTTATCTAAAGACCACATTCCTGGATCTAAAATCACGGCACTTGTTGCGCTTGCAGTTCCCCACGTGCTTGTGTTCCATGTATCTGTACCCCAGCCTAAACCTGCAGTTTGGAATGTTGGACCAACAACTTCATATGGATTAATAGTTATAGTTCCTCCAGCTGTAACTCCAGCTCCTGTTTCAGCTGATGGCATAACAATTTCAAAGCTGTTTGATCCTAAATTTGCTGCTTGCACTTCAAAGGTGTTATCTTGAAAATTTGCTGCTGTGAAACTTGTTCCCGAACCTGGAACACTCACAGATGAAAATGTAATGTATCTACCAGCTTGTAAACCATGACTAGTTTTATTAATTGTAACTGTCGTAGATCCATTTGTAGATGTATACGTTGCTCCAGTGATTGCATCATCTAATGGAGAAATATCAAAAAACTCATTGTTATAATATAAAAATAAACCTTGAGAGGTTCCAATGGCCACATATTTCTCACCAGCAATGCTTGTAAAAGCATGTTGAGCTCTAGCCACTCCAGGTAAAGTATGGTTTGAATTAGTTAATTGAGACCAACCACCTATTTTTTCAGGTAATCCATACCTAAATCTAACAAAATCACCATCAGTCCATTGACCTTCGGCTCCTGATTCTGTAACCATTTTGTTAAAACCAGGTTTAAAATTTAATTTTTGAAGCATAGCATCACTTAATATAGTTGAAATTTAAGACAAGTCTATTTAAAATGTCTGTACTTGTGACGCCAGTATGCCCTATTTCTCCCTTAAATTCAACAAAAGTATTTTCAATACTTTGAACCTTTTTACCATTCTCAAATAAAGTATATCCATTGTTAGTGTTAAGATAAAAAAGAGCTGTGGTTATATTTTTACCTTTTGGAAAATCTGTATGAAATCCTTGTTCAATAGGATTATCTGTTTTTAGAGATAAATTTGCTTTTACTCTCAATAATACAAAAGGATTTATTTTTTGTATTAATGGCTGAAGTAAATTGTAGTAATCAGAATTTATATAATTTCTATCTTTATCAAAAAAGGTATGAACTAAATGAGCTTGACCGTCATTTTTTCTAACAACCCCCTCATTATAATACCAAGGGAAATATGAAGAACTTAAAGTATTTTGTATATTTGTTAAGTCTTGAGTATTTAAAAAATTTTTACTAATTTTCATATACACTTTCACTATTTGTATCTGTAAAAAACATAGAAGTTACAGAGGTTTTATTATCATACCTTTTACCAAAAAAATCTAAACAGTAATAGTGTTGTTTTAAAAAAGTAAAAGCTTCTAAATTCCAAGATCCATTGTCTAAAAATATTACACAATCATTTTTTTTATTGGTGTGTATAAATTTTGCTATATCGAATCTAGATACCACATGAGGATGATTATCAATCATAATAAAATCTGGTTTTTTATTTAATTCAAAATTTAATAGATCTCCAATATTATCTTTTGTAAACATAGATATATTTATGTTTTTAACATTTTTACTTTGTATTTTTTTAAACCATTCTTCATCATGTTCTAAACTTGAAACAGTTTTAAAATGTTTAGAAAAATAAATTGTAGAATCACCTGAACCTATTTCTAAATACTTTTTATTTTTAGTATTTAATTTTTTTAAATACTTTAAAAAATTTTCCGTTAATAACGGTATCATTTTTTACTTTGTAATTTTAAGTTTAATTCATTGGTTCCACCGCAAGAAATTAATCCATTTGGGAAAGCGTTTGCAGCTATTGTATATCTTGTTTCATCTTTTGTATTAGGTTGTGCATAATGAAATATTTTTGGAGGAAACACAATATATTTTCCTGGTTCTGTTGGTTCAAAATGTTTTAAATCATATTCTTCGTTTGAATAATCTTTCTGACTTATAGGAAATATATTATTACTAAAATAAGGATTTAGTAAATGCCAAACTGTGTGGTCTTTTTTCCATCCTGAAACATAGTAATTACTACTTACAAAAGCATTTGGATGAGTATGACCATGAAAAGAATCTCCTTTACCATTCATATTACACCATGAACTATTTACTTCTAAAGGCACTGTTAGTTTTAAATCTTTTGCAACTTCTTGCAAGCACTCATGCACCCAACCAAAAAAACTTTTTAGCTCTGGTAAATCATGTAACATTTTTTGCATACCTTCATCTCTTGTGTATGCCCAAATATAGTTGTTAGGATTTTTTATAAAAGGTTGTGACTCAATGATTTTTTTAATTTTATCTATTTTAGATTTAGTATAATAGAATCTGTAAAAAGGTACCCCTAGTACGTTAGTCTTGTCTTTCAACTTGTTCTCCTACAAAAACTGATGATAAATTAAAACTCAAACCCCACTTAGTATCTTTACATTTACTTTTCTTACAACCATGATTTAAGAAAGAAGAAAATAAAGCAAACTTACCTTTTTCAGGTTTTATTTTTCTTTTTATTTCTGGAAAGTCTAAAGTTTGAGGGTGATCATTAAGGTATAGAACGCCTGACCAAATAGAGGGTTTATGAGTATGCATAATAGTTTTGGCTCCTGTTCTTATACAATAACCCCATGAATCCTGAAGCACATATCTGTTAAACTTTATTCTTTCATCGATGTATTTAATAAAATTTTGTAAGACCTTTGAAAACTCATCATCGTGATTAAAGTAGGTATAAGAAGTCATAAGGTCTCTAACATTTGTTTTAAAAGCCATATTATTATCTTCTTGAAAACCTTTTTTTATTTTTTCTATAAAATATTCGCTATTTATATCTATAGTTCCTTCTACAAAAAAATATTCTGTAAGACATTCATCTTCTATATGATTATCTATAATCATCATAACACTATGTTCCAATCTAACTTTTTAATCAATTCTTCTAAATCTATGTCTTTAACTTTATGTTTCTTTATGAAAGAATGTAATTCTTCTATATCTATTATAATCCATTTTTTATTTAAATAAAAGACCATTTTATCTGCTTTAGTATTAAAACTACCTATTTTAAAACCTTCTTTTCTTATAGGTCTTGTATCAAATTTAAATTTTTGATTTGATTTGTTTTTAATAATACCTGCAATATTCCATAATTCGTTTTTTTCTTCTTTAGAAGGATATTCAATATTCTCTAAATAATTTTTAAAAATATTATTTAGATTTTTTAAATGATTCTGGGATTCCGACATAAGGCCTTGTATCATATTTATTTTCCTCCGCACCTTCGCTGTTGACATTGTTATAGTGTAAAAAAACTTGACCAGATTGAACACCATTAAATTTTTCTCTCCAATGCTCTCTATCCATACCCTTATAAATTAACATGTCTCCTTGCTTTAAATTAATTTTTACACCCTTAGTATTTTCTTTTTTTGATTTAGCTACAAAAATAGGCCATTCTCCACCGCCTAAAAATATAGTGGTTGATATTTCACAACTAAATCTATCTTTGTGTCTTTTAAGAATATCCCCATTTTTATATAACCTTGCATAAGAATAATTTGGATATAGTTTAATTTTAAGTTTTCTTTCTACAATCGGTTGAGTTGCAAGTAATAGTGTTTCCATAGCCATATCTGAATATGTGCTATAAGTGTCTGGTATCATATCTCCTTTTCCTTCAAAACCACCATATGTTTCAAACGTCATGTGAGGATAATCATTAAACATCAAAAATTTAGATACTTCTCTTTTTAATATTAGATAATTATATAAAAATCTTGAGGTTGCTTTAGTAACTGCTTTCTTAACAACAACATATCCTTTTTTATCAAACTCAGTCATTTTATCTCCATGGTTTTCCTATTGACCAAGCAACTAAACTAAATCTTTTTCCTTTAGTAACTGGTGTTACTCTGTGCCAAAGAAAAGAAGGCATTATTAAAACAGTTCCTTTTTGTCTTAGTTCTTTCACAGTAATTACATTTTTAGCATTTTTAATATCTTTATCTCCTTTAGCTCCTTTATCTCTTAAATCTACTTGAAAATCTCCACCTTTATATTCAGAGCCATCTGTAAGTGATATGACTGTACTTAGTTTTCTATACTTTCCTCTGTATTGTTCGTATTGGTGATCATTGGGATAAGTTTCATATGAACCGTCTTGATGCCAATTATAGTATTGATTTAAATTATATTTAGTAAATTGAACAGTTTCAGTATAATCAATATCAAAATTCCATCCAGCATTAAAATTTGCTTGGTCTACAAAAGGATGTATCATTTCATAAAGTTCGGGATCATGAGAAAAAACAACATTAGAGTTCCTGATTTTACTATCAGGTCCTTTTACAGTTCCTTTTTTTGATTTAAAATTTGTATATTTTTTTATTAAATTATCACAAACTTTTTCAGGGATTGCTTTTGTAAAATAATAATACGAATACTGAAGAATCATTCATCTATTTAAGACAAGTCCAAGTGATATACTCTCTGTCTTTCTTATCTAAGTTTTTTGAAAAGAAGTAATCTATATTTGAATTAAATAAATAAAAATTTCCTTCTTGCACATTTAAATTTTGGTAAAAATATCTTTGAGTTGGTTTTTGATATTTTAAAATTAATTCTCCAGGATTTTCTCCTGCTTTTAAAATATATATTAAAGTAAACCAAGGTTGATTGTGTACATCTTCAAGAAATAAATTATTTCTTGTTATTGATGATTCATTAAATGTTTCTAAATTTCCCCAACAGTTTATGTTTTTATAATTAATATTATGATAAGCATAAATTTGTTGTTGAATTAAATCATATATCCATGAGTGTTGACCATGATAAGTTAAATTAATGTCATAAAATTTATTAGAAATACCAAAAGTTGTTTTTTCTAAATCTTTTCTAAGACTTTCACTTATTTTATCTGAATCAATATTTGAGTATTGATTTCTAATATCTCCAACTATTACTTTTTGTTCGGTTAATATTAATTCTTTCGATTGCATTTCGCTTATCTTAATACTTTTTTAAAAAACAAAAGTCAAGTTTTACTGATATCTATATCTTATAACGACAATACCTGATCCACCGCTACCGCCTGGAATTGAAACGTGTGGTGTAAAACCACCGCCTCCTCCACCGCCGCCAGTGTTAGCTTGACCATCTGTTCCTGGTTGTGCGCCCGGTCTGTTAGGGCTATTTGTTCCAGAACCACCGCCACCTTGGCCTCCATTACCACCTGGTGGGTTACCTTGATCTGGTCTACCAGATCCACCGCCACCGCCACCAAAAAATTGTGCACTTCCTCTAATAGTTATTGGACTACCATTACCACCTCTACCACCTGGCATTGGTTGTCCGCCATCAGCATGTCCGCCTCCTGCTCCTGCAGAGTTTTCTGATTGGTGAGCTGATCCTGCATTTCCTTCTGGAGGACTAAATCCACCTTCATTACCTGGTTGTGCTCCGTTACCACCTTGAACACCACCTGCACCTGATCCGCCATTTGTACTTTGTCTCGCACCTCCGAATCCTGATGCTCCTCCTCCACCGCCTGTAGATGAAAAACCTAAAGCAGAAGAATTTTGACCTTTTTGACCTGCAGCATTATTATTACTTCCAGATGATGATCCACCACCTCCTATAGAAATAGGATAACCTTGAGCTGTTACAGGTTGTCCAGATCCGTCTGCGTTAGGATAAGAAAATCTCATTCCGCCGGCTCCACCTGCTGCGCCCATTCTGCAACCAGCTCCACCGCCGCCTGCTACAACCAGCCAATCTACAGTTTCTCCTGAAGGTGCTTCACTTACTGTAAAAGTTCCGCTTGATGTAAATGTATGAATTTTATAATCTCCGTCTTCAGTAACAGTTCCACCTGATGCTACAATTCTTTTTTTCTTACCACCACCAAATCCAAATCCTCTGGCTGATGCTGCACCTCTTGTTCCTAATAATGGCATATTAATTCCTTACCCATTGTTGATTATCTTCATCCCAAACATAGTCGAGTGCATCTTCAGGATGTGCTACAGGTGGTTCCCATGTTGCAGTTGTAGTATTTAATGTCCAACTTGCAAAAGGTTTGGGATGAATAAATATGTCATTTGTTGAATCATATTTACTACCGATTCCTGCATAGTTTCCTCTAAAAGCTTTTGTTTGATCATCAGCTTCTCTATTATCTGAAGTATAGTATTTTCCTCCATGAGTATTATATGAAGTTTGTTTCCAATTAGAATAACCTGTGAGGTTAGTTAAAAAAGCAATTCCAGTAGCCTCATCTTCAACTCCATTTAATTGACAATCAGCATCTCCAACAACATTAATTCCTATAACTACGTTGTTTTCATCTAATTTTGCAAAATGTGCCATAGACAATTAACTCTCCTATTAAGCAAACTGTGTTAATGCAGCGAAAACTTTAAATGTTGATGATCCAGTTTTTATTACAGTATAACTATATACATCAACTGAATTTGCATTTCCTTCTGATGGAGCTTCACCTCCTTGCCATTCTGGAGTAACACCACTTCCATCAACTTGTACAGCTGAATTTCTATATTCAGAAGATCCTATTGTAACTAAGTGAACAATTGTAATAGATTCTCCAGTACTCATTATTGAGTCTAAAGAATTTGATCCATCACCTCTAATATTTAAAGTCCAATCTCCTGATGCATTTGAAGTGTAATATAAAACAGCTTGTGTCATCACATCATAATTTTTTGTACCAGTAGCTGCTGTTGCTTCTATTGTAGCTTTTTCAAAAATTTCTTGTATTTTTGTAGGGCCAATAGCCTCTACTCTACCTGTTCCTTTAGGTGTAAGCTCTAGATCTATGTTAGAACCTGAGCCGTTTGAAAAAATTGCCATTATATATCTCCTATACTTTTTCTAGTTTTATTTTAAATTTTTCACCAGATATATTATTTATCATAAATATATCATCCTGACCTTCTTGTAAAGTCCAATTTCCTTTAGTTCCATCAACCTTGTTTCCTTGGTTTTTTGCTTCATTTGATAAATGTAAATCTCCAGTGTATATATCTCTCCAAACGGCACTTGTGCTTCCAAGGTCATAAGTATCGGTTGCGCCGGGTAATATATGTCCTGTAGCAGTAATATCAGACGAAGTTGTTATGGCCCCAGAGTTAATGGTTCCAGTTGTAATATTTCCTAAATCAGCTGTAACGTCAACAACATTAGTTCCATCTGAGTATAAAATCTTAAAACCTTTATCAGTACCTGACCATGTAGCTCCTGTTCCAGAAGTAGTTTTAAATGTTACAGTGTGGTCTCCTGTTGTAGCATTTTCAACTAAATAAGTTTTTTCTATTGAATCTGGAATAACTACATTTTTATTTCCAGAAATAGTTCCAGTTAATTTTAATACTTGATTTTTACCATTTGATAAAACACCATTTGAAAAGGTTAAAGTTGCTGCTGTAGTAATTCCAACTGATTGATAACCACCAATTGCTTGTTCTAAAATAAGTAAATTTGTGTTTGTAAATTGTCCCCAAGTACCTGAGTTTTCACCAGTTGCTTGAACTGTTAATTTCAAACTTGTTGATGTAGTATTTGCCATATTTTAGATTCCTTAAATTATATATTAATATTTCATTTATACATTACTGTCAACTTCATGCTGCATCAGTCCATGTTGTTTGAGACCCTGTATTTACTGGATTCCATTGAATTGTATTTAAACTTTGTGTTGCAACTGTCATAGAAAATCCAGTGACTTCAGCAGTTGCATCATCTGCTTCTGCTTGACCTTCTTGCATAGTCATTTCTTGACCACTTGGAGAGGCAATAGTATTAGGAGTAGCAACAACTGAAGCAAGAGTCGCAGAAAAACCAATGCCAGTTATTTCAGCACTAGCGTCATCTGCTTCTGCTTGACCTTCCTGCATAGCCATTGCTTGACCTGTAACACTTGCTATAGTGTTTGCATCACCTATTGCTGTTCCAAGGTTTGAAGTTAAAGCTTGACCAGTTACTTCAGCACTAGCGTCATCTGCTTCTGCTTGACCTTCCTGCATGGTCATTGCTTGACCAGTTAATGTGCCAGTATTAGCATCTGCTGTAACTGCAACTGTACCTAATGACATAGGTAATTGAGTTCCTACTAAAACAGCACCAACTGTTGCTTCTACATCAACAGGAATATTAAATGTAGCTGGACTTAAAGAAGCAAAAGGTGCTTCACCAAAAGCTGTTAATGTGTCGTGAGTAGGATTGTTTCCATTAGCGGTTAATTCAAAACCAGTTACATCAACTTGTTGTCCTATAGGAACTTCAGAAACAGTTCCTAAATTAGCTGTAAAACCAATACCAGTAGGTTCAACTAATACAAAGGCAGAACCAATTGTATCCCCCTGTGTACCAGTCATACCTAAACCTGTTACAGAAACATTTGCATCTGCTGTAGTAGATGGGGTATTTTCTTGCGCTGTTAATTCAATACCTAATGGATATGCGATTACATTTGATGTATCTACTGAACCGAAAGGCGATTCTGAATATGCAGTTATTCCTAGGGCCATGAATTAGGCTCCTGTGTTTTGCTCTTTATCGAATCCTTCTTGTAACATTTCTGAAGTAGACTTTTCTTCTTTTGGTAATTCTGATTTTAATAACTCAGAATAATGTTTTTGAAGAACTTCTAAATCAGTGAACTCAAGAGTTAGTTGATTTTTTTTATAGACTATGTTTTGAAGTTTTTCTAAATATATCTTACCATTAGAGGATAATTTTTCACTGTCATAATCTTTTTTATCAAAATTAAAAATCATTACATTTCCTCTAATTTAAATCTGTATTTTTTACCGGACTTATTATTTAAAATATATAAATGTTCTTCACCCTCTTGAATTGTCCAATTACCTTTTGTACCATCAACAGTATTACCTTCAGATTTACCTTCGTTAGATAAATGTAAGTCACCAGTGTATATGTTTCTCCAAACATTATCTGATGCACCAAGATCAAAGGTATCAGATGTATTTGGTAAAACATGATCACATGTTACGTCTCCCGTAGTGGTAATTGCTCCTGTAACAGTCAATGTAGATCCATCAAAAGTTAGATTAGCTTCTCCATTCATAGCATCTGCACCAGTTGCTGTTACGACTCTATTGTCAGAGCCATTAGTCATGAAATCAGAAACATCTACAGAAATTGCATCAGCTGCAACATCAATACCAGTTCCTGCACCGACAGCTAATGAAACTGCTCCTGAAGTTCCACCTCCAGTTAAACCATCTCCTGCTGTAACTCCTGTTATATCTCCAACTGTAGGAGTTTGAAAAGTTACTGCTCCAGAACCATCAGTAGTTAAAACTTGGTTTGCTGAACCGTCTGATGTTGGAAGTGTGAAAGCTGAAAGAACAAAGTTTGATCCATCACCTTGAATAATTTTTCCTGATGTTGTTGATAATCCAGCAACATCTTGTAATTGTGCATCTAGTCTAGCATTAGCCAAAGTACCAGAACTAATATTGCTCGCGTTCGTTGTGTCAGTTGTTGCAGAAGCAACTAGACTTAGGTCTGATCTAACTTCAGAAACGCTTCTGCTCTCTAAACCATTAGCAGTGAAACGAGCATACTCATCATCAGCTACTGATGAACTATCTATTTTTACTGCATTAGTATTTGCTATTCCAAAAGTTAAAGAAGCCTGACCACCTATATCTGATAAAACTTCACTTGCAGAACGACCTTCAATTGCTGTACCATCTACTCGTAAAAAATCATTATCTGCTACACCAGATGTAAATTTAGGCACGTTTGTATTTGATATACCTGTGTCTAAAACAGCGGCTGTTCCTAATCCAAGTGATGTTCTAGCTGTTGATGTAGTTTCTAAAACAAAATTAGATCCATCACCAACAATAAATCCACCATCAGTTACAGCTAAACCTGCAACGTCTTGAAGTTGAGCGTCTAATCTAGCATTTGCAACAGTGCCACTTGCTAGGTTAGAAGCGTTTAAATTTGTTAATGCACTTCCATTAAGTGCTGGTAAAGTTGCAGGAAATCTTGCATCTGGAACTGTACCTGAAGTAAGTTGAGTTGCATTAAGTGCTGTAAGATTACTTGCATTGTTTGCAACGATATTTCCACTTGCATCGAGTATTACTGATTTAGAAGCAGGAAGAGTACAGAAAACATTTTTTGTCCCTGCAGCAAAATCTACTGCACTATCAGAATTTGATGATGAGATAACTGTAGTTCTAGCCAAAGCTCCGGCTGATACTGTACCTAATCCAACTTCAAACTCTGCATTACTAGTATGAACAATTGCATAATACGTTGTGTTTGTATTTCCAATTGCACTAGAAAAAGTTTCAAATCCTGTTACTGCTCCCGCAAGAGTAAGTGTCCCCGTACCAGTAGTGGTAGAGGTTTCTTTAACTCTATCATTTACGACCAATGCCATTTATAAGCCTCCTATCCAGAAATTCTTAATATAGCTGCCGATGTAGTAAACGCTGGAAACTGTACTGTGAAAGTTCCTGATGTAGCTGTTTTATCTGCTCCAAAATCTAAAACTGCAACAGCTGCATTAGTTGTAGCTGAAGATGTATTGTAGATTAAAGCTCCTCTGGCTGTCAATGTTACAGCAGTGAAAGATAAGTCTGCATAGTCAACTATTGCAACACCTTTACCTGTGCCTGTACCAATTGAAGTTCCGCCGTTAACTAACGCACCACCACCTGCTGAGTAACTTCCAGTGTTACTAACTTCGTTAGTCGCAGAGTAAGCAGTTGTTGTTGAGTTTAGAGTAGCTGAAGAAGTATAAAGAGCTAGTTTAAATTTATCACCACCTGATGATTTAAAGTTATGATCACCTTCAAGTAATTGTTTTTTAAACGCGTTTGCAATCGCTTGTGTTATAGCCATAATTTATCTCCTATTTTATTTTCCTCCGACTCGAGGGACACCTGATTGGTATTCATCTCGTCTTCGTCTTCCCATTTGTTCAATTGAGAAGCCTTCTGCTACTTGTTTATATCTTCCTTCATATAATTGCAAGAGATCATTTGGCCCCTTTAAAAAAGAAAATGCTTCAATTAAGCATGCATACAAAAGTCCGTTGGGAAAATACTTACTTAAGTATGTTGTAGTATTTGTACTAGATAAACCCTCATCTTTCAAGATATAATTTAACTGAATGGTATAAGTAGCATCTGGTGAAGGAGCTAAAATGATAGTATTATCATCCCACATACCATAATATTTTGGAACTCCAGTAGACTCAGTAGGGTTATATTCACTAATAAAACTAGTATCTCTATATTCTAAAAAGTCTCTATTGTCTGGATTAGAACTGCCATCTGAATCTATAATTTGAGCTGATCTAATAATTAATAGATCCGATGGAGTATCTATATATCTTTGACTTGTAATTAAGTTTGCTGTTGCATATCTTCTATTATTATCAGAATCTACTTCTCTAAAAATTCTCCATTCGGCATTTTCAATAAATCCATCAATAATAGTAGAAGTTAAAACATTTGCATCAACTTCTGTGTAGTCTCTAATTTTTTGTACTAATTCTGAATAAGTCATGGTGTTAATGTTACTGGACCAGCAGTCACAGTCACTCCTCCTGATTTCTCTGTTACAGTAGGTGTTGATCCTAAAGTAAAGGTATAATTATTTGTATCTACTACAGTTATACTAAATCCTGCAGCATTTTCAAATACTGTATAAGCTAATCCACCTGGACTTCCATCTACATTTCTAAACACAACAGTATTTCCAGTTGTTCTTCCATGACTTGGTTCATGAACAGAAACAGTTTGTGATCCTGAAGTTATAGTAAATGGATTCGATTGTAATAAATTTGGTGTAGCAGGTTCTACTCTTGCAGGTCTAGCTTTTGGTAATCCTTGTCCATCAGCTGTAAATCGTCTTGGCTCTAACTGTGGATGTTTAGGTTCGAATTCTGAAACATGGACAAAGGCACCATTCCATTCTGTAACCATTTCATTGTAAGGAAATGCCATACCCGATCTATCAGATATTGCCTGTGCGTATTTTCCTTTTGATAAATTAGACATTTGGATAATAAGTTTTTGGGGTTATGAAAGAGCTAGATGAAGAACCATCTTCAGCTAAAGCTCTTTGAAGTTCATCTTCATATAATAATTTTAATTCTTGAGTTCTTTGTGGTGCTTTTTTAATTGCTAAATAATAAGCAAGACCCGCACACATACATGGAACAAATCTATAAGGAACATCAGTTGCGTTTGTATAGTTTCCTACATCTTGAATTCTTTTTACATAATAAAAATTAATTGTGTTTCCTGCTTCACTAGATCCAGGTGTTAAGTATAAAGTAATAGTAACTCTGTCTATAAATCTTTGTACAAAGTATTGTACAGGTTGTCCTGTAGATGATTTATTTGATAAAGCCTGATAAGCTGATCTATTAATTTTTGTTAGAGGTGTATCTATTGAACTTGCATTCCTATAAGAAGACTCCAATATATCATCAACCCCATATACAGCAGTGGCATCCGAAGTTCCGTCAGAAGTCGAACGATACATTGTATAAGTTGCTTTACCATTTACTAAAGTTATTGAATTGTTTGCAACTTCCCAATAGTGCAAACCTCGGTTTGCCCATTCTTGAAACAAGATATTTAAGGAACGTCGCGCAGTTTTAATATCATAACCTGAAGTAGGCTGCAACCCGATTCTTTCATAAGACTCTTCTATAATCTCATCAATCTGAAAATTCTTATCAAATACTGTTGTTCCCGAAGTAGCGTTAGCCATCTAACCCCCTACTTATCTATTAATAAAGTCGCTGCTGCAATATTTGTAATAGTAGAAACTTTCATTCCACCTGGAAAGAGTACACCATCCTCTGGAATATTAAATGCAAAGACATCACCATTTGGACAATCCCCTTGAAACAAAGTCGTACTATCAGTATTGTCTTGTAAGACTATAGTTCCTGCTCCACCTGCATCAGAAGCAAGAATTAATCCTCTTAATCTTGTTCTTCCTGCAAATACTGCACCAGTAGCTGTAACTCTTACTGCTTTTACATCTGATTTCATATTTTAATCTCCTTAAAATTTATGTGGGCCCGAAGGCCCACACTAATTATTTATTACGCTATTGTTGCGCCGTTGTTTCCTACAACAACCCAACCAGCTGTGCCATAAACAAGAACAACACCATCTCCAACGTCATTGAAAGTGATTGTAGTACCACCTGCAAGAGTTGTCGGAGTAAGAGTTCCATCTCCACCATCAACAATCATTGTAATGATTTTAACTTGACCTGTTGAACCATTTGCAAGTGTTAATGCATCTGCTCCAGTAGTAGTTACTTCAGTGATAAGATCTGTAAGATTAACAGCTCCTGCCCCTGATAAAGATTGAACGCTTCCAGTGATAATGTTGCTGTAAGAAGTTCCTACAGTAATTGCACCAGTTGTTGTGTTTTTACTAATTGATTCAAAACCGTTTTCCGATCGGACCGGTCCTGTAAATGTAGTATTCGCCATAATTATATCCTCCTAGTTATTGAACATAGTCTCTAGGCCGTCGACTATACGCGTCTATGCTCTAATTTAATTTGTATAGTGATTAATTTATATATGAAATTATTAAAAAGTGCAAGAAATCCCTACGAAGAAAGACATATTTCAACGATATACTAGTCCTAATTAACCAGCGTAAAGATGAATCTCACCATCTTTAGGATTACTGTGGACTTGTTCTTCCTGTTGCCTGATAATAGATCTAATTACTATTTTGATCTCATCACCAAGAACAGACATTTCAGGTGTTATTTGTCCTTTGTTTTCAAGAAACAACTCGTTCCATCTAGACTCGAGCTTCAGTTTCTTTGCGAACAATACCATGTTGTCCTGAGCCATCATTAACCTCCTCATAGGTTATATAAAAATCATTTCCAGTACTTGCATACTCCATATGATTTCTTTCCCAATTGATATCAGATTTTCCTAGAAAGTCAATGATATGAGGGTGTAGCTCTTCAAGGGTATTTATCTCTTTCTCAACTTCAATTTTAAAATTAGTTAAAAGTGTTTTTGTATATATTTTTATTAAATATTTTCGTGACATAGTTTTTCTTTCTAGCATAAAAAAAGGGGGCTCGAAAGCCCCCTTTTAAAAAATTAATGCTTAGAATTAAGCACCTTCAGAAGCAAAGATACCTCTAAAGTCAGATACACCAAATGAGTATCTTTCTCTAGCTTTGTATCTCATGTTTCCTGTGTCAAAGTCACCTTCCATCTTAGTAGTGATAGGTGCTCTTTCAAAGTACTTCATTCCATTAGGCACATCTGTAATGATGTAGAACGCATCAGTATCAGTTAAGAAATTGTTAACCACAAAACCTTGTGGAACCATTCCCATTGATCTGATTGCATTGATATCATTATCAGCAGTTCCAACTCTGTTCTCAGTTTTCATGAGTCTTTCAGCTGTAAATTGAAGCTCAGAAGGAATAATCATTTTTAATCCTCTTGCAGCAATTTTTAAACCTCTCTCATCAGTAAGCGCTGCAATGTCAATCATTGCTTGCTCTAATGAAGTTTCGTTTAAGTCAGCTTGAGTTGCTAACGTGTTAGAAACAGTACCTGAGATTGTTGGGTGAGCTGTGTTAAATAAAGACACACCATCCCCTGAATCAAAATTATCCGTAGTTGGTAAACCTTGGATAAGTGGGTTAACTGCTTTAACCTGCTTAGTGTTTGCCATTGAACGAGCCAACGCTTTTGTATATCTAGAAGCTAATCTGTCATACAGGTTGTCTTCGATCGCTTCCTCAGTAATTGTGAAGCCAAGAGCAACAGTTTCATGAGAGTATCTAGCAGTAAAAGTCTCTTGAGCATTGTCAAAAGTAATACCAGAACCTTCAGGTTTAACTTGTGCTTGACCGAAACCAGATAACATAACTTCTTCTTCAAAAGCTCTGTCCGAAGATTCAGTAGTATAAATCTCCGAATGTTGGTTTTCGTAACGTTTGTATTCCAGGCCGAATAGTGCATTCAATCCTGGCTCTAGTTCTTTAACTAGTTGTGATCGTGATATAGCCATAATTTATTCTCCTATTCCTATATACCTGCTTCTTTTTTCAAGAAGTGTTCGTTGATTGTAACAACCCAGTT